CTTCCTCATAAGTTTCAACAAGATTCTTCATCCGAAGAACCCGCAAGGCAACAGCCCGTCCAGACTGTTGCAAGCGCACATCGAAACAGAGGCACAGGACGCAACGTAGTTAAGTTGTCAAGTTCAGAAGCGGCTATCGCAAATCGACTTGGTCTTTCCAACGAATAATATGCGTCGGAAAAACTAAAGTTACAGAGGAGGTAACATTATGACTATAGATAAGACACCAAGATCTGCATCCACTAGGGATAAAGAAGCACGCAAGAAACACTGGCAACGTCCAAGCTCGCTTGACACTCCGACTCCACCTGATGGTTTTAAATTCAGATGGATAAGAGAATCAGTACACGGATATCAAGATAACAAAAACGTTATCGCTAGAAAAAGACAAGGATACGAACTTGTCCGATCTGATGAATATCCAGATTTTGATTTTCCGTCGGAATCCACAGGACAATACAAAGGTATTGTTTCAGTTGGAGGATTATTACTGGCAAAGGTGCCGATAGAGATCGCAAAGGAGAGAGATCAATACTACTCCGATCAAGCTAGAGGTCAGCAGGAAGCTGTTGATAACGATCTACTAAAGGATCAAGATCCTTCCATGCCAATACATAAGCCCGAGCGAAAAACTAGAGTTACGTTCGGTGGCTCGAAAAAAAGTGAATAATTTTTTTTCTGACCTAGACGTAACACTTACTAACAACACATACTTTTAAAGGAGTATTAACATGGCAAATCAAGACGCCCCTTTTGGTTTCAGAGCTGTAAGAATGCAAGGTTCTGGTCCGTCAACAAACGGTCAGACTCAATACCTTGTAGCTAACGGTTATGCGACCTCAATCTTCCAGGGAGATCCTGTGGAGATGGTAGCTGGTGGTACAGTAGAAGTTGCTAATGGTGTTGCAGACGTAGTAGTAGGTGTTTTCAACGGCGTTCAATACGTTGACGTGAACACAAGAAAACCAATATGGTCAAACTACCACGCAGCTAACACTTCAAGCTACGACGGTACTATCAAAGCTTTCGTACAAGACGATCCGAACCAGTTATTTGAAGTTCAAGTATCTGGTGCAATGACATTAGCTAACGTTGGTGAAACCGCTAACTTAGTTTACACTGCCGGTTCTACACACAGTGGAACATCAAAAGCAGAAGTAAACAGTGAGACTTTCTCAACTGGTGCTAATACTGCTGTTAAAATTGTTGGTATTTCAGGAGATCCTGAGAACTCAGATCTTACTGCTAACAACGCTAACATCGTGATTAAGTTCAACAAGCACTTATACAGTGCTAATACCGCAGGCATATAGGAGGTTAAACTATGGCTATATCAAGAAGTCAACTCGTTAAAGAGTTAGAGCCAGGTTTGAACGCTCTGTTCGGCTTGGAATACGCACGATACGATAATGAGCATGCTGAAATCTTTGATGCTGAGTCATCTGACAGAGCATTTGAAGAAGAGGTAATGTTAGCAGGTTTCGGAACCGCCCCAACCAAAGAAGAAGGTGAAGGCGTATCTTTCGATACAGCTAACGAAACTTTCACAGCTCGTTACACACACGAAACAATTGCACTTGCATTCTCAATCACTGAGGAAGCTGTAGAGGACAACCTCTATGACAGACTCGCTGCGAGATACACAAGAGCACTTGCTCGTTCAATGGCAAACACAAAGCAAGTAAAAGCTGCCGCTATCTTAAACGACGCTTTTGCTGCTGCTGGTGCTGCAGGATCAAATCCTGGTGGTGACGGAGTATCACTCGTGAATACTCAACACCCACTTCAGTCTGGTGGTTTCTTATCAAACAGACTAGCAGTAGATGCTGACTTAAACGAAGCATCACTTGAGCAAGCATTAATCGACATCGCTGATTTCAGAGATGAGAGAGGCTTAAGAACAGCTATTCAAGGTATGAAACTTATCATTCCAAGACAGCTACAGTTCACAGCTAACAGATTAATGGAGTCAACATTAAGAACAGCAACCGCTGATAACGACATCAATGCGATTAGAAACATGGGAGTGATTTCACAAGGTTACACTGTGAACCACTACTTAACTGATCCAGATGCGTTCTTCATTAAGACTGACGCTCCTAACGGATTCAAACACTTTACAAGAACTCCGTTAAAGACAGTGATGGAAGGGGACTTTGACACAGGTAACATTCGATACAAAGCAAGAGAGAGATACTCATTTGGTTTCTCTGATCCACGCTGTGTATTCGGTACATCTGGTG